GTTATTACATACTTTGATAAAAATAATTGCCCAATCCATTCCCAGAATTTGAAATCATATCATATAACATTTTTAATCCAAAAAATGTTCCAATAATTACTAAGATTACAAGCAATACTATTTTCCAAGTCTCCATTCTTTTATACTATACATCTAGATTTTGTCTTTGGCTCATTGACCGCCTGATTGCTCCTGCCAGGCGACCCTCATCCATTCTTCTTTGTGTTGAGGTGCACATAACTAATCCCCCAAAAAATAGGAGAACCACTCCACCCATGAGAGTGAGAACATCATGACTCATCTATTATTAATAGACCTTTTAATACTATCGATGAGTATTAAGGCATTTCCAAAAATTGATATTGCCTTAATGTGATGTTCCAAGTCCATGTATTTTAATATATCTGTTTATTTAAATGTTGGCATTCGCCAGCTCACGGCCCATCAATACAATTAGGTCCCCTAAAGCACAGAAGGTAAAGACTTGGAAATTCGCCGCGCGGTTCTTATTCAAAAATGCAACAATGAAAGATAAAGCCGAACTTGGACGATTCACTAAACAAGAACTCCTTGAACTGGGACCCACTTTTATAAAGATAGGACAATTCATCTCGACAAGAGGAGACCTTTACCCCCTGGAATTCGTTAAAGAACTTGAATCCCTGCAGGACGACGTCACTGTTGTGGAGTATGACGATTCAAAAATACCATATGATATATTTTCAGAGATTGACATGACTACACCTTTCAAATGCGCGAGTATAGGACAAGTCTATAGAGCAACTCTCAAAGAAAATAATCAAGAAGTCATTGTCAAAGTCAAGAGACCAAACATAAAAGAAATTATGACAAACGATACAAATGATATCAAAGATATTGTGAACTTTCTTGAAAGAATTAATATTGACACAGGAACAGGAAATGGAGTTATTCTTGATGAAGCCATTGATAATCTTATCAGTGAAACAGACTATGTCAAAGAAAAAGAAAATGCAATTCAGTTCTATAATAATTTTAAAGATGTCCCATGGGTAAGAGTTCCAAAAGTATATGAAGAATATTGCACCGAAGACATTCTTGTCATGGAATATGTTCCTTCAGAAAAATTAAATGACATCGAAACAAAAGGTGTCAATAAAAAGAAAATTTGTGAAGCACTCATCAGAAGTTATGTAAAACAAACAATGGAAGATGGATTTTTTCATGCAGATCCACACCCAGGAAATGTTGGTTTTGCGCCAGGTGGAAAACTTGTCTATTATGACTTTGGACTTTGTGTTCCAATAAGTGATGAACTCAAAAATGGTTTCATGGAATTATTAGTGCACATTGTTGAAAGAGACACAAAAAGTATTGTTCAAAAACTTGTAGACCTAAAAATTATTATTCCACAAACAGAACTTGGGGACATTGAAATATTCTTTGAATCCATTTTGTCATACATGGAAAAATTAGACCCCAAGAACCTCGCAGAAGACATAATGAATGATGAAATACTTATGGAATTAGCTAAAGAAAAACCATTTGTCATACCATCAAGTTTTATATACTTAGCAAAAACTTTCTCTATAGTTGAAGGTCTTTGTTTAAAATTGGATCCAGAATTTAATTACTTTACATACTTAGAACCAATTATACAAAACAAGGTTTCACAAAGTATTGACATGTCATCAATGGTTAAAACGGTGGCTGAAATGCCTACGAGGGTCAAAAATCTAAGCACGGCTGTTCTGAGTTTGGAGAAATCCAGAGCAGCTGTAAAGAGGTCATTGAAAAAGACGAGGAAGGAGATACGGTATGCTCAATATAGTATATTATGCACTCTCATTGCTTTGGAGCAACAAAATCAATATGTATTTGTATTTTTTGCGACATTAGCTGCATGGTTTGCCCTTACTTCTCGAAAAAATCAATAGCAGTGGGCTCATCCTCATCGTATGAATCGACAAGGTTCTTTTGGATGAAACGACGATGTTCCTCAAAAAGTTGTTGGCTGCGCTTGCGTTCTTCAACAGAAATATCCTTCAAACGCTGTCCGTATCTCTCAAGGTCAAGTTGACGCTCTTGATACATACGCTTCCCAAACTTTCTGAATTTCTTAGCGAGCTTCTTCTTAGAAGAGCAAACAACTGGAGACAAAGTACACTTGGTAGTCAAGGCAAGCATTTTGTTATATACAGATATATAAATCCTACGCTTTATATCCCGTTACATTATTTTCAAACCACTTCTTGTAGCCTTCCGATGTCCCCACATATATCCTATCACGCGTTTCAATTGGATGGTGCACAAATAGGTATTTGTATTTATCAAAATTTTGTTCAATGACATCACCATCTAATATATTGGCAAAATATACATCCGTCATTGCTGTCATACCATTATTATCAAAAAGTAAAATGCTTCCATTGTTAAAATTACTCAATCCCCTACATTGAGCATCTATGAAATGATAAACTTCGCGCATTGATCTTGTTTGTGAACCACCTTTCCCACAAATATTTTTAAAATTCACGAAAACTTTTTTGTTTCCAATTACCTGAATACCATCAAAGTCCTCGGTGTAATCAAATCCATAAAAATCCTTGAGTGGAGCATGCTTTATTTCCATGTAGTCGAACCTTTGATTTATTCTGTATCCATTAATTTTTTTACATTCAACATTTGTATTTTGAAACACAAGATTCCTTTGATAGTCTTCACTTTTCATGCTTTTTGAGCCTTGTGAATTTCCACCAAGAAATGCATTCCTTGATTCTTTGTCAAACAATGGATTAGCCATTCTTAATAACCTAGATATTGCTAGTCGTCGCATTCTTTTATATAAAGATAGAAATATATATGTAAACATGGGTGTAGGTCAGTTTTACACGGTTAAACATGACTACATATTAGATGGTTTTGAAAAACCGAAGGGACCTATCATTGAACCATTTGCTGGTCAAGGAGATTTAATAGATTGGTTGGGGAGATGTGATGTAGAATCATATGATATAGAACCAAAAAGAAATGATATAATTGAAAGAGACACATTAATAAATCCACCCTCGTATGGAAACAAATGGGTCATAACAAACCCACCATACCTCGCGAGAAATAAATGTGATTCGAAACAAATATTTGATATGTATAAAACAAATGATTTATACAAATGTTTTATAATGTCGGTGGTTAATCAAAATGAAAAATGTTTGGGAGGTATATTCATTATACCCGTTGGATTTTTCTTATCACCGAGGGAGATGGATGTTCATTGTAGACATTGTTTCTTATCAAAATATAAAATCACTCGAGTAAAATATTTTGAAGAAGTTGTATTTCCCGATACAACCACAACTGTTGTTGCATTTTCTTTTGTAAAGAGTGATAAACTTTTGTCAGAACAAAATATACCATGGGAAAGATATCCAAATGGTGATAAAAAAATATTTAAACTTGAATCAAAACATAAATGGATAATAGGTGGTGAAATTTATGATTTGAAAATTCCAAAAACTATTAAAATAAAAAGAGTTGTTAAAGACCATGAAAATAATAACATGACATATTTGACATTAAGTGCTTTGGATACAACGAAGAAAATTTCTCTCGAGTATACACCGGGTCATGTATATGAAGGAATAAATACAAGTAGAACATACGCCACTCTTTGTATATCAGGAATAGAATTGGACGAAGAAAAGGAAAAAAGAATCGCTCAAGAATTCAATAATTATTTGAACAAAAAGAGAGAAGAAACATGGAGTTTATTTTTACCACAATTCAGAGAATATGATAGAAGAAGAATTCCATTTAGTCTAGCATACAGTATAGTCGGTGATTTAATAAATAAAATATTTATGTAATTTGTGTGAATTTAAAATCTAGATACTTTATATAAACATGAGTGTTGAAATTTTAGGAAAAGAATACCCAGTTGAAACAACAACAAATTTCGTATTGAATAATAGATATATGATAAATGAAATACCATCAAATGTTTTTCAATTAGTTAATCTCGAAAATTTAAATTTAAGTTTTAACATATTAACAACAATTCCCACAGAAATTAAAAATCTCACAAAGTTGAAAAAAATTAATTTGTGTACAAATAAGTTTAAAGAATTTCCAAGTGAATTACTTGAAATGTCAAACTTGGAAGATATAAATATAAATGTAAATAAATTATCTGAACTCCCCGAAGAGTTAAAAAACTTAAATAATTTGAAAGTATTCTGTTGTGGTGACAATAAATTGGAAAAGATCCCAAAAGGAATTCTGTTTAATGAAAGTATAGAAGAATTACTTTTGGATGGAAATAAAATTAAATCTGTTCCACCAGAAATAGAAAATATGAAAAACATAAAACAATTGAATTTAACAGATAATAAGATAGAAACAATTGCACCAGAAATTGCAAAGTTATCTAATCTCAAACAACTATTTATGTTAGACAATGAATTCACTGCATTTCCAAAGGAATTTAATGTTGATGAGTTAGAAATATTTGATGTAAAAAATTTTTGTGAAAATCGGTTAGGACGCGCTTTTGATTACGATAATATCATCACAGGATTTGACTAAAGATTATTTTTTCCAATTTTTCATTTGAAGTCTTACGAAATCTTGTAATTTAATGCTTGTATACATTTTTTTGTATGATTTTTCAAGTCCTTTTATAAATATCTCTTTAAACCCACCATTACCCTTTCGGATTAGATAATAATGGTCATTTAATAGTTTTTTCTTGTTTTCATTTGGAATATAATTGGAATTTTTTATATATTTAGCAACATTGTCTTGTATTTCTTGTGCTCTAGTATTAATCAACGCTTTCACGGGATTAAAATTAGTTTTCTTTTTTGTTTGAGATTTCTTTTTTGGGGATCTGACAGACAACTCGGCTAATGCTGAAGCGGCGTTCATATTATTTTTATTTTTCTTTTGTTGTTTAGACATCTTAAATAATAATAATATTTTTATTTTAATCCATGATTTCTAATATTTTTTATAAACCATTTTTCATAATCATCAGATTCATCAACATAAACTGGATAATGAACAAATAAATATTAAAGAAATAAACAATAATATACACAATGGATCTGGAGTTATTAATTTTAGACCGTCTCAAGTTGGGTAAAAAAAGATATGGTCACGGTGTCAGAGTTGATGATGACACAACCCAATTTGGAACTCCCTCCAACTCTTGGATGCACATGGCATTAGAAGAGCATTTAGATGCTGTTATATATATTATTGCTGATTATATCAAAAAGAAAGATTTTTCAAGACCTAGGGACGAAGATGATAATCAAAGAATTATTTACTTTATTATGAATCCCGAACAAGTGTATGGTTCTCACAAATCAATGTTAGATTGTCTGACAAAACTAATAAATTTAGCTTTTTCAGAATCAGAAACAGCAGATGATGTTTCAATACAATTAACACCTGAAATAGAACATAATAAAGGTTTGTAGAAAATATCTTGAGACCTAACAGTTCCAATTGTAACTTGGTTAGTTTTTTTATTAATCATGAGACCTTGGTGTGAATTCGCATAGTAAAAATCATAGTCCCCTGCCTGTATTTTATTTTTGAGACATCGTCCCCTCACAACAAGGTTCTGGTACATTCGGTTGGAAGCACTTCCGTCCATTATATTAATATATCAGATAATTATTTAATGCTACGGGAATAGATGTCAGGGAATATAAACAACACTTATCTAAAATACAAGATGCAGTATCTCGTCAAGCACATGGTGCATGCCCTGAATTTGTCGGTGATGTAGATTTATACATGGGTAAAATAGCAGGAAATGTTTAAATAAAAAATGTTCTTATTACAAGATGTTCAGTATCAAAAAAATTACATCAAAAGTGGCACCTTCTGTTAAAATTGATAAAACAAAATCAAAACATACATCGTACACAAATTTTGTAAAAAAAATAAAAAGTAATGAAATTGAACAGGTTATTGTAAGTCCAAACAAAAACCAGGCAGTGTTTATTGATGATGAGGGTAATTTGGGTGATTCACAAATCATGCAAAACCAAGAACTCTGGAAATTATTTACAAACACGGAAGCCGATGTTGTAGTTGACATGTCCAACCCTCCAGCTCTTAATTACTCTTTATTGTTTTTGCCTTTGATGATTTACTTTTTCTTCCGGATGTTTATGTCCTTAGGTCGTGGTGGACCACCAGGATTTCCAGGAATGGAACAAAAGACAGTTGATATGGATACTGAAATTGAAACAAGATTTTCTGATGTAGAGGGCATTGATAATGCTCGTTATGAATTAGAAGAAATTGTAGATTTTTTGAAGAACCCGGAACAATACAATGGTTCTGGTGCTAAAATTCCAAAAGGTGCCATATTAAGTGGTCTTCCAGGAACTGGTAAAACTTTACTTGCGAGAGCTATTGCAGGTGAATCATCGGTTCCATTTATCGCGTGCTCTGGTTCTTCATTTGTTGAAATGTTTGTTGGTGTTGGTGCCAAGAGAGTTAGAGACTTATTTGAACTTGCCAAAGAAAATCAACCATGTATTGTATTCATTGATGAAATTGATGCTATTGGTAAAAAAAGATCTTCTAATGGTTTCAACAATAACGAAGAAAGAGAACAAACTATTAATCAACTTTTGACCGAAATGGACGGTTTTGAAAAAGACACCCAAATCGTTGTCATCGCAGCTACTAACCGCATTGACATATTGGATGAAGCACTCATTCGCCCAGGTCGTTTTGACCGTAAGATTGAAGTTGCATTACCAAGTGTTGGGGGGAGAGAAAGAATACTCAAAGTTCACACTAAAGACAAAAAACTTGATGAAAGTGTTTCACTCAGTGATATAGCTAAAAAGACTACAGGTTTCAGTGGTGCTGATTTAGCAAACTTAATGAACGAATGTGCTATTCGTGCAGTTAGAGACGGATTAAAAGGTGTCATTACAAAAGAAGTTGTTGAAGATGTTTTCCAAAGACTTGTTGTGGGTGCTAAGGGAGACACTACATTCTCAGCCCTCAAGAAAGAACTCATCGCTTATCATGAGGGTGGGCATGCAATTGTTGGGGCTTCATTCGTGGATTTTGATATGGTTAGAAAAGTTTCAATTATTCCAAGAGGTTCCGCAGGTGGTGTCACTTTCTTTCAACCTAGGGAGGAAAGTGGATTGTTCCCTAAAAGTTATTTCAAAAACCAAATAAAAGTTGCTTTGGGTGGTAGAGCAGCAGAAGAAATTGTTTATGGCAAAGAAGAAATTACAAACGGGGCATCTGCAGACTATGCCCAAGCCTACCAACTCGCGAGGCAAATGGTCACAATGTATGGTTTTGGTGAGAACAATTATGACTACAATAATTTAAGTCAGGAATCAGCGAGACAAATAGATTTGGAAATAGATGCGTTGGTCAAGGAATGTTATGAGGAAGTTCTTGCTTTATTAATACAAAAAAGAGCTGCTCTAGAATTATTAAAAAACATTCTTATTGAGAAGGAAATTATTGATGGAGAAGAAGTATACAAATTGATATGTTCCCTAGGACCAGATGACGAACTTTGTGTAGTGCCACCACTTTAAGAAAGTCTATCTATTTGATCATATAAATCCTCAATTTTATCTGATATTTTTTCGGAACATTCTTCCATGAAATTATTTTGAATACTCATATATGATTTACACAAATTATCAAAACCCTTTTCAAAGTTTTTATGATTTGGAAAAATATATCCTCCCTCTTCTTGTTTTTTCTTCAAACCCTCGGGTGTATATTCTTGTAATCTAATATTATGAATCCTACAATAATGTTTTACAACCTTGAACCTTATAGACTTTGTTATTCTTTTGAGTTCTTTAAGGTCTTTTAATTCACATTCTAACATGAATGCATAATTGTTCAGAATTTTTCTTTCGTAACTTTTTATCCTCTCTTTATACACTTTGTTAAAATATTCAACTGTTTCATCTTCATCTTCATCATCCTCTAAAACCTTATATTCATGATTAAAAACATATGAATCTGTTTTACATCTAAACAAATCCCTCGTTGCATTACATAACTCCAAATATTCTCCCTCAGGCGTTGTATTAGCATGTTTATCAATGAACCCTTGTATCTTTACAAGGTTTTCCATTCCTTGGGGTGGATTTATTCAGGGGAGACTTAGGTATTCTTTTTTGTTGAATTATTTTAGATGCTTAGATATGCTTCTACATTCAGAGAATTAGGCAATGTAATGCTAAAATACAGGTCTAGAGGTGAAAAGTTAATTATGGACTATGCTAGAGAAAATTGTTCCCTTAGGGAAGCACAATATGTTGAAGATATGACGCGAAAAATGTTAGATACTTTTCCAGAGGGTTCCATGTGCGCTATAAAACTCACAAGTTTTGGTTCTAGAGAAAATCCCGATAAAGCGTATATAAGTGCAGATAAAATAATAAATGATGCATCCAATAAAGGTATAAAAGTTTTAATAGACGCCGAAGATGTATTATACCCCAATATAGTGAAAGGTCTCATGGAAGATTATAATACTAAATACAATGCCCATGTTTATCAGACATATCAAATGTATAGAATAAAGGCTTTAGATAAATTATTATATGACATTGAAGATGCACATAATAAAAAATATATGCTTGGGGCTAAAATAGTGAGGGGGGCATATCTCAATAAACAAAGTTGTTTATTTCATAATAAAGACGAAGTAGATAATGAATATAATAAATCACTTCATTATGCGTGTGTAGCTCCTCATGTACATACTATAGTTGCTACACATAATTCAGTATCTCTTGAAATTGTAAAAAAATTTGAAAAGGATAGGTATTACACCGCTAATCTAATGGGTATGGATGAACATAGGCGAGTAGATTACCGTTATATCACATATGGGGGGTTATTAGAAGTCGCTCCTTACCTCATAAGGCGTCTCCGAGAGCGCTTGTCTTGGTCTTAGAAAAGTAGTCTCAAGTCTTCAATTTCAGCCGAGTGCATGGCTCTAATCCTAGCCATGTGAGCGTTAGCAAAATCCAGATAGGGCATGTAAAACCTTTCACGCTTACTCTTCTCATTATCACCAAAATCTCTCTTGATCATTTCGATTATTTCATCGATGTTATTCTCATCCACACCATTAAACTTGGCATATTGCTGCATAGCCAAGATCTTAAGTCTTTTGGTCAAGCGTTTGAAATCAGTGTGCTCCTTGATCATTTTTTGGTGATATTTAATACGCTTATGAATTTCAATGTCAGACAACATGAGTTGTGGAACTCGTTGAGGTGGGCGTTCTCCCTCTTCAGAACTATTTTCAGATACAGTGTCATACAAGGGCATGTCTTCCATCTCCTTGTAGATTTCTTTGAGCCTGTTGCACGCGTTGAGGTAATCTCCCTCGGGGAGAGCCTCAGAGTTGTTGTCCAAGAGAGCGAGCACTTCACGGATGGCGTCCATTTTTTTGAGCACACCTTAAATTGAACTCGCGTCTGACTTAGGTTATTTTAATATTGTTTTTCTATTAAATGGAATTCGTTCACACAATAGAAAATGTTATGTCAAAAGAATTGTGTAAGGAAATCATTGAAAAGTATGAAAAAGATAAAAGAAAGACACCGGCTAAATTAGATGAAGGAATCATAGACAATGATATAAGAAGAAATTCAGTTCTATACATTAATGATTTAGAAGACTGGAGATGTATAGATGAACAAATATACAAGTGTGTAAGCAGAGTGGTAGGTGAATATATTGAAAGAACAAAAATTGTATTGGACCAGGACCACCCACCAGATATTTTAGAAGAATATTTAGATGATGATGGATATCATATTCAGTGCTATGAAGAGGGTGATTTTTATAACTGGCATCACGATGAACTTGTCAAAGATAGAAGATGT